CCAGCTGCAAGCTGCACGCGAAACAGTGGATGGCGCAGCACGTGGCCTGGCAGGTGAACCACAGGATCAGGCCATGGGTATGAGCGCTCCTGCTGAGCCAGATTTAGGAACAGACCCCACACAGCCAGCCACTGCCGATGAGCCAGTGGGTGACGAATTCGGGGCCACTGACGCAGCAGCGGGCATGGGCAATGACCTGGGTCGCGAAATGCGTGAGTCACGCGTGATGACTAAAAAGAAATCCACCAGCTCAACCAAGGCCAAGCCAGATTTCCTGGACCTGGATCAGGATGGCAATAAAAAAGAACCCATGAAAAAAGCGGCTGCTGGTAAGAAAGCCATGGGTATGCAGGAGGCCAAGCCAGATTTCCTGGACCTGGATCAGGATGGCAATAAAAAAGAACCCATGAAACGTGCAGCAGCTTCACTGAAAAAGGCCAAATAATGAGATTTCATGAGTTTACTCTGATCAGTGAAACGGACGGTATGGGCGGAGTGATTGAAGACGAGGCAGTCACTCGCGGTGATAATGTACTGGCCACTGCACTGGAAGAACTGCGTAATCGTGCCCGTGGGCATACTGTGCCCAGAGTACGCATGGATGCACTGGTGAGCCTGGTGAAGAAGTTACCCGGTGGCGAGATGTTCAATGCCGAAGCACTGACATCAGCCAAGAAGAGTAACGAGACCATTGGTAATTTAATCACTGACATCAAGGACGACGCCAATGGGGTTAAGTATGTGTATCTGGCCCCATTCGGTGAAGAGCAGGAAGAGCAGGATGCTGATGTTGCCAGTGCTGAACAATCAGCATCAGTAGTGTCTGGAATGGCACGCAGAGCAGGTATTTAATCAATAAGAAAGTAACATGGCATATTCAAATAAAGTAATAGATCACTTTGAAAATCCCAGAAATGTGGGAACTTTTGACAAAGGGGATGCACAAGTTGGTACTGGCCTGGTTGGGGCGCCGGCCTGCGGAGATGTTTTAAGATTACAAATCAAAGTCGACCCTGTCACTCAGATAATCACTGATGCTCGATTTAAGTCGTATGGCTGTGGTTCGGCCATTGCCTCCAGTAGCCTTGTTTCTGAAATGGTCAAAGGATTAACTCTTGATCAGGCCGGTGAAATTAAAAATAATAATATCGCAGAAGAGTTAGCACTGCCACCAATAAAAATACATTGCTCTATACTAGCAGAAGATAGTCTAAAGGCTGCTATTGCTGACTATCGCGCCAAACATCAGATTGTATGAAATCACAGCCAGTGACCCTGGCATATACCTAGAAAGAATATAATGATAACACTTACCAGCACAGCCGCGGCAAAAATTTCACGGGTGATCGCACAGCGTGGACAGGGTCTGGGACTACGAGTTGGCGTCAAAACCACCGGGTGCTCGGGGTTGGCATATGTTTTAGAATATATTGATATTGCAAATCCTGAGGATATAATATATAATACACATGATATTAACCTTTATGTTGACCCCAAAAGTAATTCCTATTTGGCAGGGTTAACAATAGACTTCAGGCGCAACGGACTCAATGAGGGATTTGAATTTGTCAACCCCAATGAACGAGACCGCTGCGGATGCGGGGAATCTTTTAGACTATGATAACACCAAAATACACCTACACTCCCATGGATAGATCATCAGTGGATGGCAAGCGTCACTATTGCCTGCCGGATGGATCGCGAGTCCCATCTGTGACCACCATCCTGGACCAGACCAAACCTGAGGAAAGCCGTCTGGCGCTGGCCAATTGGCGCCGACGAGTGGGCGAGACCAAGGCACGAGAAATCACCACTGAAGCTGCTGGACGTGGCACACGCATGCACAAATGGCTGGAAAACTACGTGCTCACTGATTCCACTGGTGATCCTGGTACCATGCCAGCCAGTCAGCAGAGCCATCTGATGGCACATACTGTGATCAGTCAGGGACTGGTGCATGCTACGGAATTCTGGGGGTCAGAAGTCCCACTGTACTACAGTGGCCTATATGCTGGCACCACTGACCTGGTGGGCAGCTGGAAGAATCAGCCAGCAATCATGGACTTTAAACAAACCAATCGTCCCAAGAAGCTGGAATGGATCAGTGATTATTTTATCCAGTTGGCAGCATATGCCATGGCACACAATGACATGCATGGTACCAGTATTAGTACTGGGGTGATTCTCATGTGTAGTGCTGATAACGAGTATCAGGAGTTTGTGATCCAGGGTGATGAATTTGAACACTGGAGCAATGAATGGCTCAAACGAGTGGAGCAGTACTACATTTCCCGCTAAATACCCTATAAGAATTAGGAATATATTATGGCCGTTTTACAAATCTCCAGACTCCAAGCCCGCCGAGGCCTACAGGAGGACTTACCACAGCTAGCCAGTGCTGAACTGGGCTGGAGCGTGGATACCAGACGGTTGTTCATAGGCAATGGTCCTGCCACCGAAGGCGCACCAGTGGAAGGCGTCACTGAGATTCTAACTCAGTTTAGTAATTTCTCTGCCATCCTCAAGGACTACAATTTTAAAGGCAGCACTGCTGGCTTTGTCAGCAACAGCCTCACCGTTCGTACCTATCAGGACAAGCTGGATGACCGTGTGAGCGTGAGAGATTTTGGCGCAGTGGGTGATGGCGTGGCTGATGATACTTTGGCAATCAAAAGTGCCATCACAGAACTGTATCGTGCAGCTCAGCTAGTGGTAAATACTCGTGCACGAAGAACACTGTTTTTTCCTGCCGGAACCTACAATATCAGTGCTGATCCCCTGCCGATTCCCCCATATTTCCGCATGGTCGGTGACGGTATATTCAGCACCATCATCAGACAAACGGACCCTGATGCCAGTGGAGTCATACGCACCACTGACAGCCTGTATCAGATCGGTGCACTGACGGGCGCAAACTTCGCCACCTTGCCCGAGGGAATTGAGATTGAAAATCTCACATTACAACACACTGCTGATGTGGATGTGGCACTGTTGGACAGTATTCAGCATGTAAGTTTCAGCAGAGTTAACTTTCTGGGTCCGCTGGAACTTCCCACGGTGGCAGGTGGTATTGCTGCCACTGGTGCACGTATGACCTCCAGAGCACGCAAATCACAGAATATAACATTTGACAACTGTAACTTTACCAACACCAGATATGCACTGATCAGTGACAGCAGCAGTGCTGATGTACGATTTGTCAGTTGCTATTTCAGTGGGCTGTTCAAGGCACTGCGCCTGGGCCAGAATGGCACCGGGCCCACTAATTACAGGATATTTCATAGCACATTCTCCAGCATTGCCTCCACTGCTATTGATTGTTATCAGGGCGTAACTGGTGTGGTCAGCAGCGGTAATCACTTCCTGGATGTGGGTAATGGTCAGCAGGGACAGGGCAACCCTATTGCACCAGTGATTAGCTTTGTCAGTGACGGTAACAGCAGCATGTCAGATGTATTTGACCGTACGGATGCAGATGCACTGATTCAACCACGAGTGGCAGTGGCCAACTCCAAGTCAGTGGCATTGGGCGTGGATACTGGACTGATACTGGGACCCATGCATCTGAGTACTGGCGCCCAGCAAACACTGCTGGATAATACCACTGCGCCACTGGGAGTGACCCTGCCCTCTGCCTGTACCATGCGCTATCGTATCACCAGAGCTGGTGAGCAACGTCAGGGGACACTGAAGTTCATCACCAATGGTGTCACCCATAACTACATGGAATCATATACCGAAACGCTGGACATCGGAGTGGCACTGGTAGTGGATGCCAGTGGCCAGGTAACCTATGCAACCAGCAGCACTGGTATACCAGCAGTAATTTATTTCAACGTCAACTATCTGGATTAACGCTATGTTCAAAATACCAGCCAGTGAGCGACTAACGCACTGGCGAGATTTCCGCAAGGAGCTGGATCACCTGCCACTGGAAACTGCTATACAGTGTACCGTGGATATGTGGACCAAATGCCCATTCAATCCCTACTATCTGGATTCAGATCAACCAGAAATCTGGCCCGATCCCTGGACATTGATCGAAGAAAACTACTACTGTGATCTTGCAAAAGCGCTGGGGATGCTGTATACTATAAAGTTCACCCAGCACGATCCATCAGTGGAACTAAGATTATATCTGGACCCAGAAACCAACTATACCTATCATGTGGTGTGGGTACAGCAGGGCAAATATATTTTAAATCTGGTGGATAACCTGGTGATCACCAATAACACACAGTCCCTGGATCATTTGACTCTGAAAAAAACATTCGACCAGCAGCTGAATTTAAATAACTATTAACATAACAAAGAGGAATCAATGAGTAATATTCAAGTAGTCAAGAGAGATGGAAAAAAGCAACCACTGGATTTGGAAAAGTTACATCGTGTGGTATTTTGGAGCACAGAGGGAATTACCGGGGTCAGCGCCAGTGAAGTAGAGATCAAAAGCCGTATACAGTTTTATAATGGTATCCGCACCAAGGATATTCAGGAAACTCTGGCCAAGAGCGCAGCTGATCTGATCACTGAAGAGCACCCTAATTATCAGCTGGTTGCTGGACGACTACTTACGTATCACATTTACAAGGATGTATATGGCGAATACAAGCCCTGGCCGCTGCTAAAATTGGTACAGCGTAACATCAAAATTGGATACTATACTCCAGAGCTGCTGGAAAAATTTACCGAGGCAGAGATCAACTACCTGGATCAGTACGTGATGCACAAACGGGACGAGGAATTTTCACATGTGGCCATGGAACGCTGGCGCGCCCAGTATCTGGTGCAAAATCGGGTGACTGGTGAAATCTTTGAGACTCCTCAGGTCGCATACATGCTGATTGCAGCCACCTTGTTTATGAACTACCCTGCTGCGACCCGCATGCAGTGGATCCGGGATTACTATGACGCCATCAGCAAGTTTGACATCAGCCTACCCACTCCCATCATGGCCGGTGTACGCACCAATGAAAAACAATTCAGTTCCTGCGTGCTGATTGAAACCGCTGACAGCCTGGACAGTATCACAGCCACCACCACTGCCATAGTCAAGTATGTTTCACAGAAGGCTGGAATTGGCATTGGCGGCGGAAGAATTCGCGCAGTGGGATCGCCCATACGTCGCGGAGATGCGTTCCATACTGGAGTTACACCGTTCTGGAAACTGTTCCAGAGTGCCACTGGTAGCTGTAATCAGGGCGGCGTGCGCAAGGGCGCTGCCACCGTATACTACCCACTGTGGCACTACGAGGTTGAAGATCTTCTGGTACTCAAGAACAACAAGGGTACTGATGAAAATCGTGTGCGCCAGATGGACTATGGCGTACAGTTCAACAAGACCATGTATGAGCGTCTGATCACTGGTGGTGACATCACCTGTTTTAGCCCCAGTGACGTTCCTGAAATGTATGAGGCATTCTACAACGACCAAGCCAAGTTCAAAGAGCTGTACGAGCGAGCTGAGAAAAATACCAAGTTACGCAAAAAAACATTCAAGGCATCAGAGCTGTTTGGTATGTTTGTACAGGAACGCAAGGAAACTGGACGCATATATCTGCAGAACGTGGATCATGCCAACACACACAGTCCATTCAAGGAAAAAATTGCACCCATTAAAATGAGTAATTTATGCTCCGAGATTGATTTGCCCACTGTGCCCTTGACTGATATCAATGACCCCAATGGACGCATTGCTACCTGCACACTCAGTGCACAGAACTGGGGTAATGTGCGCAGCAAACATGATTTTGAGCGTATATGTACACTGAGTGTGCGTGGGCTGGATGCACTGCTCAGTTACCAAAATTATCCAGTCAAGGCTGCTGAAATCGCAACCATGGAATTCCGCCCACTGGGTAATGGAATCATCAACTTTGCCTACTTCCTGGCCAAACACGATATGACATACACTGATCCCCGTGCACTGGCACTGGTGGATGAATATGCCGAAGCCTGGTCATACTATCTGATCAAGGCCAGCGCTGATCTGGCAGTGGAACAAGGACCCTGCCAGCGTTGGACTGATCTCAAATATGCAGACGGCCTGCTGCCCATTGATACAAGAAAAATGGAAGTGGACGAACTGGTGCCACATGTGGAACGCATGCCCTGGGCTGCGCTACGGGCACAGATTCTGTCCACTGGAATCCGTAATGCTACGCTCATGGCTGCCATGCCAGCAGAGACCTCAGCACAGATTAGTAATAGCACCAACGGAATAGAGCCACCACGCAGTCTGGTAAGTGTAAAACAAAGTAAACATGGTGTATTACGTCAGGTGGTGCCAGAAATTCGTCGCCTGAAAAATAAATATCAGCTGTTGTGGGACCAGAGTAGCCCCATTGGTTATTTGAATATCTGCGCAGTGTTGCAAAAATACATAGATCAGGGATTGAGCGTGAATACCAGCTACAATCCTAAATTTTATGAAGATGAAAAGATCCCCATGAGTGAGATGCTCAAGCACATACTGCATTTTTATAAATACGGTGGCAAGCAAATGTATTATTTTAATACTCATGACGGTGCAGGGGAAATTGATGTGGATCGTTTGGTGCAGGGTGACTTACCCAGTGGTAGCACTGATGACGATGAGGCATGCGAGTCCTGTACCATATAAAAATACGCAGTAATCACCCAAAGATATTCTGGCCGAGGTGTTCCTTGGCCACAGGTGAGCATAACCAAGGAACAATGTGAAAGTATTTGATAGTAATAATAGAAAAGACAACCTGACCAAACTAGCCTTTCTGGATCAGGAGGGCGGGGTCACCATACAGCGTTATGATGTGGTGAAATATCGCCAGTTTGAAAAATTAACAGAGAAGCAGCTGGGCTTTTTCTGGAGACCCGAAGAAGTGGACGTGATGAAGGATAGTAACGACTATCGCGGACTGAGTCCTCACGAAAAACATATTTTTATCAGCAACCTCAAGCGGCAAATTGTGCTGGACAGTGTACAGGGACGCAGCCCCAACCTGGCATTTCTTCCACTGGTAAGCTTACCTGAATTGGAAACCTGGATCGAGACCTGGGCACAAAATGAAACTGTGCACAGTCGCAGTTATACTCACATCATCAGAAATATTGTATCCAACCCATCTGAGGTGTTTGACACTATCCTGGACATACCTGAGATAGTCAACTGCGCAGCCAGTATTACCAAATACTATGATGACCTGATTGAGGCAGGCATGTGGTATAATCTGCTGGGAGTGGGCACGCACACTGTGAATGGTGCCACTGTGGTTGTGGATCTGTATCAGCTGAAGAAAAAAATCTGGATTGCCTTGAACTCAGTAAATGCACTGGAGGGTATACGCTTTTATGTGAGCTTTGCGTGTTCCTGGGCATTTGCTGAACTCAAGCGCATGGAAGGCAATGCCAAGATCATCAAACAAATTGCTCGCGACGAAAACGTACATCTGGGCAGCACACAGACTCTGCTCAAGCTGTTGCCCACTGATGATGCTGACTTTGCCAGTATCCGTGAAGAAACTCGTGAGCAATGTGAACAAATCTTCCTGGAGGCCGCACAACAGGAAAAGGATTGGGCCAAGTACCTGTTCAAGGATGGCTCCATCATTGGTCTGAACACTCAGCTGCTGTGTGATTACGTGGACTGGCTCACCTGCAAGCGCATGGTGGCAGTGGGTCTGCACCGTGGTCCCAAGTTAACCAGTAACCCATTACCCTGGACACAAAAATGGATCGCTGGGGCCGAAGTACAAGTGGCTCCCCAGGAAACAGAAATATCCAGTTATATCATTGGTGGAACCAAACAGGATGTGGACAGCCAAACATTCAGTGGTTTTAGTCTATAAAAACATTTTAATATATAATCAGCACATGTTAACTATTTACAGTAAATTGCAATGCACGCATTGCGATCAGGCCATTGCATTACTCACCAAAAAAAATATTGCGTTTAACGTGATTAAAATTGACCAGGACCCCCGGGCTATGGAATTTGTGATCAGCCAGGGCCACAAAACAGTTCCCCAGATTTATCAGGGAACTGAACTATACGTGGCGGGCGGATTGCAGGGCCTGATTAAAAAACTTTCAACCACACAGGAGGCTTAAATGCTGTTAGTAAATTCAAATACCTTTAAAAAAGGCGATATAGTCACCATGAAATTGGTGAATGGAGATGAGGTAGTCTCAGAAGTCATGGAAACAAATCATGACTACTACGTAATCAAACGACCATGTACAGTGGTCCCCAGTGCCCAGGGCATGGGCCTGATGCAAAGCTTGTTCGTGGGCCAGCCAGATCACCTGATAACCATCCATAAACAACACATCATGCTGATGGCCCCAGTGGTCAAGGACATGGAAACTCATTACCTGTCCACCACCTCAGGCATCAAACTGGCCAGAGCCTGATGCCAGCCGTGGCCCGCCAGAATGATGCAGACTCCAGTGACGGACATCTGATCAGTGATCTAAGCACTGATGTGATCATCAATGGGCAGGCTGCGGTGTTACAGGGTAGCATGGATAGCCCGCATGCACCCTATGGGAAAAAGCATCCACCGCATGACGCCGCCACTGTAAATCTGTCCAGTGACTCAGTGATTGTCAATGGGCGCGGCCTGGCCTATGTGGGTAGTACACTCACATGTGGGCATAGTATCGCATCAGGAAGTTCTGATGTGGATGTGGCGGCATAAGTAATGCATGAGCGGAACAATCACACCCACACTCAGTCTGGCAGCCACTGGCTTACTCAGCACTGAAAGTTTAACCATCAGCAGCGATCTAATTGCTGCCACCAATACATTCAACCAGGCCCCTATCACTGCTGCATATACGCTAATGCTCAGTGCCGCTGATGACAGCATAGCACAATCCATATCAGGAAGCTCCACTCCCACCAGCGAGGAGGCACTGACTATCGCCGCCGCGCAGATGGCATTCCGTGCCAGCGTGGTAATACCAGAGTACTTTGATGTCAAACTCACCAGTGATATACTGGATCAAGCCCAGCGGCTATGTCCCAGCACCAGACAGTTTGTATCACTGATTCAGTCAGCAGGCGGATTTGGTAGCATGAGCTTTGCATGGACTGCGGCCAGCACTGACGCCGCAAGCAAAACTTTTGACGATTACGGACTAGGGGTATCAAAATTTAGTGACCTGGCCAGTGGTGGACTGAGTAGCATCATGTCTCCTGGCGGCGCCCTGCCCGCACTACCAGAGTTACCTGCACTACCAGAGTTACCTGCATTGCCAGCGCTGCCGGACCTGGCCACCACTCTGGCTGTTCCGTCAATAAATTTAAAAGACGTCACTGGCAGTGTATTTCCACTGGATGCAGCACAGTCCATATTAAATCCGTCCACGCCAGCCGTGGGCTATCGCGTGGACCAGGGTGTAGCCAGTGTGCTTCCCTCACTGGGATCAGTAACTGGTGCACTGGGATCAGTAACTGGTGCACTGGGATCAGTAACTGGTGCACTGGGATCAGTAACTGGTGCACTGGGATCAGTAACTGGTGCACTGGGATCAGTAACTGGTGCACTGGGATCAGTAACTGATTCAGTGAGTAGTACATTGAGTTCAGCCGCAGCAGGACTAGCCGCTGAATTATCCGGCACCCTGGGTCAGGCCAAGGCAGATTTTAGTAAACTGGGATCAGGACTCAGTGGGCTGGGCAGTGCATTCAGCTCCAGTGATCCGGCAACAATGTTCAGCCCAGCCGGCCTAATAGGTAATTTAATCAAACAGGGCCTGGGGTCAGTGGGTGGGTTGGATACCAAGCTGCTGGCGGCGGGTATAACGGATGTGAATGCCGCGCCACCATCTGCACTAACACAGATCATGTCCACCATTGGTGGTGGTGCCCTACAAAAAATTATCGCACAAACTGGTATAATACTGCCCAGCCCAGTGGCTGCAACCCTGCTATCACATCTACTGGATGCTACTAAAATTATGAGCGCCAGTGTGGTTGCTAGTCTGCCAGGCGGCAGCCTGACTGGTCTGAGTAATGCATTGACCAACATGGGCGGCAATTTTAGTAGCCCGGCGGCCATGGGTTCCAGGCTGGCTGCGGTGCAGGTGCCAGATCTGCCGCATCTGGATGCACTCACTGAACCCATGCCAGCACTGGACATGGAAGTACTCAAACCGTACTTGGGTGCTGGAGCGGGCGCATTTGGTAATCCCACACTGATGGATATGGTAGGTACCGCAGCAGGGCATGTACATACTGATGCACTGGCCGCCATAGTATCAGCGCAGCAACAATTGTTAAACACTGGTGCTGGGAAGAATCTTATTAGTTCATTGAGTGCACTGGGAACTGACCCAGGGAGTCTTCCAGGATTTCTGGCTGCACAATCACTGATAATTGTTGACAGTGAGGCCAGTGCGAGTATTGGTATTTGCACCAAATCCTTGACTGATATTCAACAGCAAATTGCCACTGAAAATGAAAATCTAATCAGGGCTGATGTGGTGTTTCCACTGGAGGCCGCCAAAACTATTGCAATAATGGGATTTGCTGGCCAGCTGCACAGCATGGGAGTGGACAAACAGGAACTGGGATACAACCAGCTGCTGAATCAAACTGCCAACACTGGAACCAAATACGGTGATGCCATTCGGGCCGCCCTCATGGAAGGCCAGAATATTGCTGGCAGCACCACAGTGGGCATCGCCAATGTCACTGCCGCAGACCCAGCAGCATTGCTGGCTGCGCGTCGATTGGCATAGTAATCCTGCCAGAATCCAGTGATTCTGCCGTTATTCTTGCAGAATAAATGCGTTTAATGCTATACTAGTGTCACTAACAGGAAATAGGAGTATATTGCTACCCTGAAAACGGGGCTATATATTAATTAAATTTACATAGGAGAAAGACATGGCCATTAAAAAGTCATCAGAATATCCAATTTGGATCACCATATGCAAATCGCTACTTCAGCTGATGGCATTCGCCCTGGTTATTAGTGCGCTCTGGCATATTACCAGCAGTAAATTCAGCACACTCAGAGAACTCAATGCAGAATTTGACCCGTCGTCAGTGACAGCTGACTCACGTGTCAAGCAGCTGGCCTGTCTGACCAGTAACATATACCACGAAGCAGGAAATGAACCCTTTGAGGGGAAAGTGGGAGTTGCACAGGTTACACTGAATCGTGTGGCCAATGGTAACTTTGGTACCGGAGTCTGCGGAGTAATATACCAACGAAACGTGGTATATCAGAAGGTAATTTGTCAGTTCTCCTGGGTATGTATGAGCGTGGCACGGGAGAAACCACTGCACACTGCATCCTATTTGGAGAGTGAAGAAGTGGCCAAGAAGGTCCTGCTGGAAAACTTCCGCCTACCCAGCCTAACCAATGCCATGTACTACCACGCAGATTATATAAATCCTGGGTGGAATTTACCCAAAATCACACAAATCGGTCGCCACATCTATTACGCTGAAAAAGGAAATAAAAAATGATCAACAATCCATTATCCGGTATCCAAACTCCACTGATTACTTACACTGCACTGGTGGGGAAATTTTTCAAGGAACATTTACCCAAAATCAGTGCCGACAGCATGGAGTGGTTGGCCATCATAGTCATGCACTGTGCAACTATTCCCACCATGATGGCCCTCATGGCTGGGCTCACTGATCGCATGCCCAGCCTGGACATGGTGCTGTTCATCTGGGCTGCGCTGCTACTGATGTTTGTACGTGCCATACTGCTGAAAAATAGCTTTAATATCATATCCAATGGGCTGGGCTTTGTGTCACAGGCCGTGGTCATGGCATTTATCCTATTCAAGTAACAAGCCAGGGCAGCCTGAGCTGCCCATATCTGGGAGATTATATGGGATTTGGGAATATCATGGGTAAATTAGGTGCTGGTTTCCAGCACCAGCATACCCTAGCTGAATGGTATGTGGGCATGAATCAGCAGGGACAGCTGACCCCCTTCCGCTGGTTACAAAATGGGGATCAGCAAAAGTTTGTTGCGCACTGCGACACTCTGGGGTATACCAGTGTACAGGGGCCCTACAGCAGCCGTCAGGCAGCAGTACAGGCCAATTGTTGACTGTTTAATAGGTTTAATATACAATACTTGTATGGAACTTAAGAAAACAACCCGCCGAAACAGACAAGATCGCATGCATGCTGTGTATGTGATCACCAACATACTCACTGGTGAGCAGTATGTGGGTCTGACAGTGGTGGCGCAGCAGGTAAGAAAAGCGCTGCATGTGAGAATGCAAAAGCACATACGCAGAGCACTCACTGAGAACAAGAACTGGGCGCTGTGCCGGAGTATACGTGAGTTTGGTGCTGAGGCATTTGATTATGGTATACTGGAAACAGTACGTGGACGCAAGCCTGCTCACGTGATTGAGCGCGGATACATCAACTCGTGCAATCCTGCACTGAACACTCACTAGGAACTGATCATGGAATTTAGCGTGGAAAGTAGCAGTCGTCAGAGCCGTCAGCTGGTCACGGCAGTGCTTCCCAACATGCTGGGACAGCTCAAACTACTGGGCGGATCTCATGCATTGCTGATTAAAATTATTGATGACATGCCAGATCAGTCTGAAGGTGTCACCATGTATGTGGACGAGGCAGACTGCTATCTGGTGCTACTGCGCCGGGCACCACGCAACAACACCAGGATTTTGACCGCCCTGCTGGTCACACTGGCGCATGAGCTGGTGCACGTGAAGCAGATGATCCGTGGCACACTGAAGTTTGTGGGTGACGGTGATGCCATGTGGAGAGGAAAATTCTACCCCGCAGCCAGTACCGCATATTTGGATTTGCCCTGGGAACTACAGGCATTCGCTCAGCAGGAAATTATTGCGCGTCGCGCCATGAGCAACTAATATTTACATCACTGAAAGTATATTATGAAAATCAACATAGGACCTTACCTGACATTCTGGGGACCATACCAGATTGCTGATCTGCTGCAACATGTGGGAGTCAGCGCTGATCGCTGCTATACCATTGGTGCATGGCTGGCTGATACTCCACTGGCTGGTTGGTGCCAGAGTTTACATGATCGACGTCATCGTCGTGAAAAAATACACATAGATCATTATGATACCTGGAGCATGGATGCGACTCTGGGGGCCATAATTTTACCCATGCTGGTGCAATTACAGGCCACCAAACATGGATCTCCAATGGTTGATGACCAGGATGTGCCAGAACACCTGCGCAGTACCAGTGCCCCTGCCCTGAAAAATAGCTGGGACACTGATGATAACTTGCATGCACGCTGGGATTGGGTGCTAGCAGAAATGATCTGGGCGTTTACACAAATAACCCATGCTGATAGCGAGGCTCAGTTTCACACTGGTGTTATTGACTATGCGTTTGTCACACTGGAAAACGGTCACATTCAAATGGTACCAGGTGCAAAGGATACTCATGTGTTTGATAGTGAGGGTTACCAGCTGCATCAGGATCGGGTGCAACGAGGTACCACACTCATGGGCAAATATTTCCGCGGTCTCTGGGACTGATACTAGCTAATCATATTACCCACTCAGTGCAAAGTAATCATGAAAACAACACTTAACAAAATTAAAGCCCATCATCCTTACAAAAATAGGTTTAATATGATGCTTAAACACTTGGGTAAAACCAAATCAGATGATGCTGAGTAGTTTGCTCAAAGATTTGGCTGGCAGGTTGAATAATTGATGACGGATGCAAATCCTGGAAAAAATTAATAATGAATGGAAACTTATGAACTGGTTACAAATTTTACTCGTGTTATTGTATTTTACGTTATTTGGATCAATCAGCTGGTGCACTAGGCACAGTCAGCATAAAAAATATCCACTGGACTTTGATACCGTTTTAACGGTGTCATTTATCCTCAGTACCATCATGTTATTACTACCTCTAAGTATCGGCCTGGGGTTAGCACTGGGTAATGCTGCAAAAATATGGACATGGTTGGGTGGATTTTAACTGGTAGTGATAAACTTTGTGATATTAGGATCAATGAACGGCCAGGCTAGACTATTGAATAAAAACTTATGAATACAGACAACAAACATCAGGTCAATTATACCAAACAGGGTTATACTCAATATAGGGGTTATACTATATTTCAGTCATCCACTGAAGATGGTACGCTTGTTGCAGAAAAACATTCTCATGTCTTTGCAAAAAATCTCAAAAAAATGATTGACAAAATCGACAGGGCCAATGCGGCTGAAAGCAACACATGATATCAGCAGTGGACCAAGAAATTCAACAGATCCGTGATTTACTTCCCACATCACTGTTTGAAGATAGCAAAGACTGGCGTGGTGGCTCGACTGTAGAACGAATTGAGTGGCTGTTAGTCATGTATGAATCTAGTAAGCATGAACGTAATGCATTAGAAATGGCTTTATATGATATTCCTCATCAATATAAATGAAATCGAAAAACCAATAGTATCAATACCTGTATGTCAAAAGAAACTCTAGCACAAAGAGAACAGCGTGACGACCTGGCCCAGGCTCAGCAGTTGCAGACACATTGCCAAAGTCAATCTGATCAGGATCAGACCACACATCGTGATTATAAAATCTTTCGTCTGGTGGAGCTCACTGATTCTGTGACCTCCAGCTAACCAATTATCAGATTCACCAGCATGACCAAACTAAAAAACAAATCTCAGCAGAGCGCAGGTGTGTATGTTATTTCTCACCAGGCAGCAGATGGTATCGCCAGTGATGTGCTGCGGGACCACTATGAACGTCTTAGGAAAGAATTAAAACAATGGAAAAAGAATCCCTGGACCAATGATAACACCTCTGGCCACTACCTGCATCCTGATGATGTGGTATTGAACACACGTCTGATACAGGCCATGGAGTTATTGCTGAACCAATACTTTGGAGATAGAGCATAGCATCACCTGACCTAGTCTGAAGCTTGACCCTTGAATGGGTTTAATGTACAATACTCATATAAACAGTTAAACAGGATTACAGCATGTTCAAAGTATATTGCCAGGTCACAGAAGTCGATTCACACAGCTATGAGTTTGTATGTGAATACGACACAGCAGGTCAGGCACAGTGCAAGGTTGATTCGTTGAATCAGAACAACACTTATATCGAAGAGTATTATCTGTACCGTGAAGATCCAACCCAGGCTAATCGCAGTCCACTGATATCAGATCACATGTGTGCCCGTGAACTCACTCTAGTGGATGACCTGTTATATTCAAGTAAATGAAACACACTGATCTACGCAGACTCCAGGAGCAGGGTGCAGCGATTCAAGTGGAAGTT